AGGGCAAAACGCCGAGAATCTCGCTGCTGCACGCGACGCGAGGCCGATCTTCCCAAGCCGTCTCGACCCGCGATACTTGGCTAAATGCAGCAACGAAACCGAGTCAGATTGAGCACATTTTCGCCGTGGATGCGGACGATTCGGCCTCGTCGGAGATGGCGAAACAATTTGTTTCCGTTTTCAGCGACCGCAAATCTTGCGTCTGGGCGTGGAATCTTGCCGCTAAGAAAGCGACTGGAGATGTCCTGATCCAGCTTTCCGATGACTGGTCTCCTTGTGTCGGATGGGATGAGAAATTGCTTTCAGCGATCGGCGCCCGGAATCCGCTGACGGATCAATTTGTGATTCAGCCGAGCGATGGATCTCGGAAGGATGATCTGCTTTGCATGGCGATTCTTTCCCGTGCTCGGCTCGAGCATCAAGGCGATCTGTTCTTCGATGGCTACGAGTCGGTGTTCTCCGACAATGAATTTTCCAAACGAGCGTTCGACGCCGGCATCGTTATTGATGCCAGAAAGTCGCTTGTTTTCACCCATCATCACCCATCATTCGGCAAGGGGAAGATGGATTCGACTTACGCTCACAATAATGCAACCGACCGATACAAGGCCGGCGAGGCGCTTTTCAAGGCCAGAAACCCATGATCCTATCCGTTCTCATTCCCGCTACGCCGAAACGCTACCTGTCGCATCTCTGGCCGCTCTGGCGCAAGCTGGAAGGACAGGTCAATGCGCTTCAGAATTCCTCCGATGTTGAGCTTCTGGTGTTCCTCGACAATCGGCAACGAACGATTGGCGAAAAACGGGACGCGCTGGTGCAGATGTCTCGAGGCGAATTCGTGACGTTTGTCGATGATGACGACGATGTTTCCGACGATTACATTTCGACGCTGGTTTCCATCGCCAAATGCTGCACCGATGCGACCTCGGTCATCACCTTCGACCAGCGGGTGATCGTCAATGGAGTGGAGGCCACCTGCCAGTTCAGCCTCGCGCATCCGAACGAACGGTTCGCGCAACCGACGTTCCGACGCAACGCATGGCACGTTTGCGCTTGGCGTGGCAGTCTCGCCCGGCGCTTCCGATTCCCGGCGAATAACTATGGCGAGGACTGGGGATGGGCGAAACATCTCGTGGCCGAGGCCACCGGCGAAGTCAGGGTCAGCCGAACGCTGCACACCTACCGATATGATGAGCGAGTGAGCGAGGCACCGCCGCCATCGAATAATTGACAAAATGGCCATTGTTATGGCCGTCCGAGACTTTGATCCTACTCAACTCGCGCATGATTTTGATGCGATCTTATCGCAAGCCGGCATCACCTTTTCTTATCTTGGAGGCACGGTGACTGGAGTCTGGTCATCGTCTCGGAATATGTTTGATGAGTTTGAGCAGCAGCGCCGCGACCAATCAAAGTTCACGATCTTTCTGACCACGAGTCAGCTTTCGACCAGTCCGGCACAAACGCAAACGCTCGTTCGTTCCGGAGTCACTTATTTCGTCGAGCAGGTTCGTTTCGATGCGGAGGGGACTGGCGTCGAGATTGATGTTTGTAAGTCGATATGAACATCACCGTCGCCGTAGAATCTCAGAACTTGAATTACGCTTTGGCTCGGCTGGCAAACGCGGCTCGCGTTGATCTTGGTTTGATCATCAAGCAGGAGGGTGGAAACGTCGCAAAAACCATCATGCAGATTCTCCCGCCGACGACCGGGAAAACATCGACCGCTGGCGGGTCGCCTTCCGGATTAAGTTCTGCCGCAAAAGAACAAGGGCAAAACGCAATCAAGGGAGATTTGTTTGGCGGGAAACGATCAACTTCGGCGCGTTATTCGTCTATCGGATTATTTCAGCGCATTAATGGTTCGTCATTGGTCGCTCCGCAGGGAGCTTCACAGACTGTCGGAGTCCGTCTTGGATGGGAGCAATCGAAGAAAATCCGGATCATGAGTCGGTTTTGGCGACCGCAAGCATCTGTCGAGGAAATGCGTGCGTTTCACAAGCGTTACCAAAACAACCGAGGCCGCACCGGATTCGTTTCGCAAAGCACCATCGGTCGATGGAAGGTGCAAGATCAGATGTGGATCGAGAATTCTGCTGCGGATAAATACTTCAATCTGCTGAAATCTCGCGTCGGCTGGGCGAAGGCTGGGTTTGCATCCGCGGCGATTGCTTGCGGCATTCGTGTCCCGGCATGGATTACTCGTCACGCCTCGTCCGCGGGAACGACTCATTTTAATTTTGGGCGCAATCCCTACATCATCGCAACAGCAACCAAGACCAAAATCCCGGATACCGAGCGATTCGTCGTTGGCGCAATGAATCTCCGCGTCGGAATAACTCAAAAGAAAATTGACCGTTTGCTTGCAAACAAAGCAGTAAATCTTGGTTTTGCAAAAGTTAGCGGAGCCGGCGAGATAGAATACAATAAACCATGAGCACTCGCACCGACATCCGAAACGCCATCGGAACCGCGCTGACAACCGCCGGCGTGGTCGTGACCGCAAATTTGATTCGAGGCCGCAACAATACGATTGCCTCAATCAGTTTTCCTTCGGCTGCGGTGTATGCCATCAACGAACAGATCGAAGTCAGGACACTTTCGCCGGTCTCTCGCGACCAATACCGCCAGCTTCAAGTGATCGTCGATTACTTCACCGCTCAGACTTCAACGACAATCATTGACGACCTTTTCGACACCGGGAGCGCAGCAGTAGAGGCTGCGATTTTGGCAGATGTCACACTCGGCGGCAAATGCCGCGATACCCATTTGACGAGCGTCGATTATGTGATCGAACCCGACGAGGACAAACATTGGGGCGTTGCCCGCCACACTTTCAACTGCATCTATTTAACCACCGATTAACATGGCCAACCATCTCGGACGCGAAGGCGTCGTCAAACTGTCATCCACCACCATCGGCGAACTCCGCAACTATGCGCTCGCCCAATCGTCCGACGTTGTCGAGGACTCCACCATCGGCGATACGTTCCGCACGCGCCGGGCGACGCTCAAGACTTGGAGCGTGACGGGTGATCTTTACTGGGATCTTAACGACGCCGGCCAAGTTCTTCTGACCATTGGTTCGAGCGTGACAGTCAACCTGTATCCGAGCGGCACCACCTCGGCGACTTACTACTCCGGCCGCGGCATCGTGACCAAGTTCGACGTGAACGCCGCGTTTGACGGCATGGTTGACGGTTCGATCGCGATTGAGGGGAATGGCACGCTGTCCGTCTTGACAGTCTAACCAGCCTCATGGAAGCAATCGACCTAATCAGAGAACACTTCGTCGCGCTTGGCCGCAAACAAATCGAGGTTCCGGAATGGAAGCTCACGATCTTTTCTTCTCCGGTAACGCTTGGGGAAAAGAATCGCCTCTATCGGAAGTCCAAGGAAAATGACATGGAGTTGATGGTGGATATCCTGATCATGAAGGCCGAGGACGAATCCGGTAAGAAGATGTTTGAGGCCGAGCACAAGTTGACTCTCTTGAACAAGGCCGATTCAAACATCATCTCTCGCGTGGCAAACGTGATTCTCTCGGACGATTCACCGAAATCCGAGGCGCTAAAAAACTAATTCACGGCGGGGAAGCCGCCGACTTCCTCGTCGTTTATGCACTCGCAGAAAAACTCGGCAAATTCGCTCACGAAGTCATCGCGATGCCGGAGGCTGAACTCGCCGGGTGGCTCGCATATTTCGACTATCTAAACAAGCAGCGGAATCATCATGGCTAGTGCAACATTCCAACTCAAGGCGGTGGATGAAACCGCCGCCGCGTTTGCTTCGGTGCAGAATAATTTGCAACGGCTTGATCGTACTGCCGGAAACGTCGGAGCGGGATTGACAAAAAAAATCGACGTTAAAAACGCGATGATGACTCTTGCGATGGCGATCGGTTTGACCGTTGAAAAAATCACAGATTTCATCACCCGAAAAATTACCGACTCAGATGAAGAAACCCAAAAACTCCGAAAGGATTTGGAAACTTTAGGAGAAGAAGAACTTTCGGCCCAAGCTCGTTTGATTGCCGCTCGTAGCACCGAAGAACTGCAAGTTGAGAGGTTGACGAAAAAACAAGATTCCTTGCGGGAGAAAGTAAGTTCAGTAACTGGTGATCTGAAACAACAAGTGGAGATGGGGCAACTCAAGGTGGAATTGTTGAACACCGAAGTCGATTTAATCAAAGCTCGCGAAGTTTTAGAGGCAAAACAAAAGGCAGAACAGCAAGCATATTTGAAATCCGCAGAAGAAGTCGGTATGCTTCAAGCGAAGATTTACAGCGGAGAAAAAGTTTCCATTCAAGAAAGGCTGAATGGTCTTTTGGCGAAAGAATCAAAAATCTTAACGGAATACTCCGCGACGGGAATTAATGATATTAAGCGAAGAACTGAATTGAACAATGAACTCGCTGCAGTTTATCAGCGAATCATTCCGCTGCAGGAACAACAAAAACTTCTTGGTCGAGAGGCCGGTGATGCGATTGCTGAAGCGTTTGAAGAAGCCGTTCTCTCCGGAAATAAATTCAAAGAGGTTCTCCGTGGATTGGCGCAAGATCTGTTGCGCTTGTTTTTTCGCCAGCAAGTGACCGCTCCGCTATCGGCAGGTCTTGGAGATTTTTTCAACAAACTCATGGGCCGCGCAACCGGCGGGCCGGTCTCCGCAGACACGCCTTATGTGGTAGGCGAAAAAGGCCCGGAGTTGTTCATACCTCGAGGCGTGTCGGGAACGATCATTCCGAACAATCAAATGGCAAACAAGCCGTCCAGCGTCGGTTCCGCGGTCAACGTGAC